GGACGAGGACCGCGATGCCCGCAAAGGTTCCGGCCGCCCCTGCATTCACCTCGACCAGCTGAATCAATTTCTCGCCCAGGTCAACGGCAACGTCCGCAAATCGAAACGCGCGATCAAAGCGATCCCCAAGGGCAACGGCGCGAACGATCAGGATGCCCAGAAACGCAGCGCCGCCATCATGGGCATCGAAGAGCGCTCGCAGGCCCAGCCGATCTATTTGAACGCCTTCCAGTCGATGATCGAGCGCAGCTACGGCTTCGCGGTGATCCGCACCGAGTACCGCGACGATTCCAGCTTCGACATGGAAATCCTCATCAAGCCGGTGATGAACCCGGACACGGTGCTGCTTTCGCCCTACTTCAAACAGCCGGACGCGAGCGACATCCCCGACGCTTTTTTCCTCGATCTAATGCCGAAGGCCGATTTCAAAAAGAAATATCCCAAGGCGCGCGCCACCGATTTCGGTGATCAGGACTTGAATGATTCGACCATCACCGACTGGATCAAAGACAAATATCTGCAGGTGGGCGAGTACTGGAAGGTGCAGACCTCGTTCGAAACTCTATTGCTGGTGCAGACCGCGAAAGGCCCCATCGTTTTCACGGAGGACGAGTGGGAAAAAGCCAAGGAGCGCGGGACGCAGGGCGAGGTCAAGCGCGATCGCAAAGTGGAAACTCCGGAAGTGTTTCAGTACATGACCAACGGGTTAGAAATTCTCGACAAGGTTCCCTGGGACGGCACGCGCATCCCCATCATTTCCTGCCTCGGGCCGGAGCGCTGGACGACCGAAGGCGGCAAACCGAAACGGCAGTTGCTCTCCATGGTGCGTTTCGCCCGTGATCCGCAAATGCTGCTCGACTATCTGGCGTCAGGGGAATGCGAAGAAGCCGGGCAGATTCCGAAATCCCCGTTCGTCGGAGCCGTCGGCCAGTTTGAAACCGACAAGGAAGCCTGGGGCGAAGTCACCAAGGTTCCGCATGCATTTCTGCAATACGACATCGTGCTTGACTCTGGCGGCGCTCAAGCTCCGCCGCCCGCACGCCCGGTGTGGACGCCGAATTTTCAGGTCTGGGAGATCGCGAAAGATGCCGCGGGCCGCGCGGTGCAGGCGGGAATGGGGATCACTCCCCTGCCCGACGCCGCGCAGCGCCGCAACCAGAAATCCGGCGTCGCGATCGAAAGAATCAACGATCAGATGTCGCTGGGCGCTTTTCCTTTCGTCGATCGCTTTGAAACCTGCTTCCTGCACAACATGGGCTGGCAGATCAATGAACTGATTACGCCGGTGCTCGACACCCAGCGCGACATGCCCATCGCGCAGCCCGACGGCAAACGCGCGACCATGCAGATTGTCGGCAACACTTCCCATCCCATCGATGACACCAGCGGCGCCTACGAGGTGCAGGGACTCGATCCCGGCCACCTGCACACCGGCAAGGGTGAATTTGATGTGACGCTCTCGACCGGACCGAGTGAGGATTCCGAGCGCGAAGAGCAGGATGATTTTGTCGATTCCCTGATCGAGAACATCGCCAACCTTCCGCAGCCCGGAACGCCTGCCGCTAAAGTGTTTGCCCTCGGAATCCGAATGCGCCCCACGCTCGGTCCGGTGGGTCAGCAGATCGCTGATGTTTTCGATCCGCCGCCGCCCGATCCCAACATGCCGCCGCAAGCGCAGGCCGCGATCCAGCAGTTGCAGGCGCAGTTACAACAGGCCATTCAGGAGAACTCCGCATTGCATCTGGAACGCGCCGGAAAAGTTCTCGAACAACAGACCAAGTTGATCATGCAGCAGATGAAGGAAGACGGCGACAACCAGCGGGCGCAGCTGGCCAATGACATCAAGATTCTGATTGCCGAGATTTCAGCCAAGGCGCAAGACACGAATCAGCGGATGCAGATGTTCCAAGAATTCTGGAAAGAAAACCATGGCGCGGCGCACGAAGTCGGGATGCAGGCGATGGAGCACCAGCACGATGCGCAGCAGCAGGAGCAGCTGGCTACTTTGGCGGCGCAGAGCCCGAGTCTGCAGCCGGGGCAGCAGGCGCAGTCTGGGCAACAGCCGCAGGCGGCGGCCACTTAACCATGCACGTACCGATGCGATAGACGCGACTGCAATTCGAGCAGGAAGCGAAGAAGCAACCGTCCTCGAAGTTCAGTCTCCAGTCGATCCCAGAGCACCCGTCACATTTCATCATCCAAGTTTAGCTCCACCTCGCCCGCGCCGCGTCAGAGCGCACCAAGGAACACAATCCCATGAGCACAACCGTCAGCAACGATTCGGCCTCGGCAGCCGAAGAAGTCCTCAGTACCCCGCAATCGCTCGATGAAGCGATCGAAACCGGCTTCCTGCCGGACGATGAGCACTATCGCCTCACCGGGCAATTCAAGTCAGAGAAACCGGACGCCTCGGCAGCGTCTGAAGGCAAAGGAAAACCGGCAGCGAAACCAGGGGACGCCTCGCCCGCGTCCGAGCAACAGGAAATAGAAGACGACGCCAGCAAAGCCGCGGCTTCGGCAACCGCACAAACACAGAGGACAGAACCACGCAGGGAAACGCGCTGGGAAAAACGCGAACGTGAACTCAAGGAAGCCCGCGCCGAAATCGCCCGCCTGAAATCGCAATCGTCTCAGCCCGAACGACGCAGTGAAACCGCGCAGCCTTCGCCCGCTGCCACTGAGACGCAGGCCGAAGCCGGGAAAGCAGTTGCGGAACCGAAGATCGACGACCTGGACGCAACCGGAAAGCCGAAATTTAAAACTCTCAACGATTTCCTCTCGGCGCATGCCAAGTGGAATCGCGAAGAGGCCATTAAGGGCTTTCGGGAAGAGTCGACGAAGACGCAGCAGCAGCAGCAAGCGGCGGAGATCGACAGGAAACGGGCCGAAGAAGTCGAGAAAGTGCGCGCCGCTCACCCGGATTACGACCAGACCGTGAAAGCGGTCCTCGAAGCCAAGGAAGCCGATGGACGCAGCCCAATCTTCTACACCACGGGCTCGCACATCGACAACTTCCTGCTGGCGCAGCCGGACCGGGGCGCGGGATTGCTGTATCACCTGATGAAAAACGTCAGTGATCCAGCGATCAAAGCAATTTTCGCGCGCATCCCGGACGGCACGCGCTATCAGCTCACGAACGTCGAGCAGATTTCGCGGCTGGCTGTGCTCGCGCACACGCTGGCCGCTTCGACCGCTTCCCGCACTTCGCGCAGTTCCCCAGCTGAGTCCCCAACAGATGATTCTTCCTCTGTCCGACCCGTCACCCGCGCTTCGCGCCCACCGCATCAGGTTTCCGGTCAAGGAACCGTCGCCAAAGACGCGGTGGAGCAAGCCCTAGACGATGGCGATTTCGAGACCTACCAGCGCACCCAAAACGCCAAGGAACTCGCGCGCCTCAAGAGGAAATAAACTTCCATGCCCAACCTATTCCTGAACACCTCCTGGATTTCGATGGAGGTGTTGCGCAACCTCAAGAACGCTCTGAAGGTTGCCGAATACTTCAACCACGACTGGGAAAAAGACTATGAGAAGGCGTGGGCCGTCGGCACCACGATTCAGGTCAAGTTCCCGCAACAGTTCACCATCCGCAACGGCCTCGGATACAACCCGCAAGGCATCAACCGCATTTCGACCACGATTTCGCTGGACGAGCCCTTCGGCATCGATTTCCAGTGGGACGATTACGAAGCCGCGGTCAAGGCCGAGCGCTCCGAGGAAGAAATTCGCGAGCAGTACCTGGCTCCGGCCGGCGTACAACTCGCCAACGAGTGGGATTCCCGCGCCGCCCTGTTTGCCAAGAACAACACTTCGCAGATCGTGGGCTCGCTCGGCACCGATCCGACCTCCATTGTGTTTCTCGATCAGGCCCGCGCTCGCCTGCTGCAAAAGGCCGGCAGCTACCTGTCGAAGAAACGGGCTGCATTGATTTCGTCTTCGATGCAGACCAACTCCATCAACACGCCGGTCACTTCCCTGTTCCAGCCGACGGATGCCATCACCGAGGCTTTCAAGGAAGGCTCGATGGGCAAGTTGAAAACCTTCGACGTCTTTGAAGAGCAGAACCTGTACTCGCACACCGCCGGCACCTGGGCCGCGGCAGTCACCGTCAACGGCGCCGGCCAGTCGGGAACTTCGCTGACCATCACCGCCACCGCGGGCGACACCTTCAACGTGGGCGACAAGTTCGCGATCGCCAACGTGAACCTGGTCAACCCGCGCTCGCGCCGCACTCCGGGACCGCTGCAAGTGCAGACCTTCACCGTCACCGTGGCTCTCACCGCTGTGGGTGGTGGAGTGGACGTGCTGAACTTCCTGCCCGCCATCTACGGGCCGGGAGCGGATCAGAACCCCAGCCAGTATCAGAACGTGGACAACCTGCCGGTCAACGGCGCGGCGCTCACGCTCTTCCCTGGCACGCCCAACCCCAACGGAGCCACCGGCACCGTGGGCCTGGCGCTGACCCCGTTCGCCTTCGCCATCGTCGGCATGCGCTTCTATGTGCCGAAAGCGGTCGAAGCCCGTTCGCAGGCCGAAGACAAGGCCACCGGCATTCCGGTGCGTTTCGTGAAAGCCTGGGACGCTTACCACTCGTTGCAGATCAACCGCTTCGACACCGTGGGCGGCTTCGGCAACCTCTACCAGGACAACGCTTGCGTTGGATTGCTGGGAGCCTAAAAGGAGAGCTTCGGGCGAATATCACATCAACATGATTTGGTGATTTTCCTCCGGGCACACACAACCATGAAAAACACACTACGCAATTCGCTGCTTCTCTGTGGTTTGCTCCTGGCGGCCTCGCTGTCGTTCGCGCAAACCTACGTCTCTTTCACCACGCTGTCGTCCGCCGTCACCAGCTCCAGCTCGCAGTCGAACACCTTCGTGCTGGCGTCGGTGACTGGCATCACGGCCAACGCGACGATGCTCTACATCGAAGGCGAAGCCGATTTTGTGAACGCGGTCAACACCGTCGCGAAAACTGTTTCCGTGACGCGCGGCGCCGGGCCGAGCACTCGGGTTTCGACGCATCCTTCCGGCGCGGTGGTCTGGTACGGACCTCCGTACTATTTCCAGTCGCAGACGCCGATTGGTTATCCCTTCGGCAGCTGCACCCGCTCGTCGCTGATTCTGCCCTACATCGACGTCACCAACAACGTGTACTCCGATTGCTATAACGGCAAATGGGTGCGAGGCGTCGAAGGCCAGTCGCCGGCGATTCTGTTCTCGCCTTCGCCGGGCGGGGCGGTGCTGACCGGGGTTGGAACTTCGACCGCCACCACCAACACCAGCATGTACTGTTCGCAAATCTATCTGCCCCAGGACAAACTGTTGACGGGGTTGTGGATTTTGAACGGGGCGACCACGGCCAACGGGCACCGCAACGTGATTCTCTATGATGCGGCGGGAAACCTGCTCGCGAACTCCGGCTCGACCACCACGACCGGCACTGCCAGCCAGTACCAGCAGTTTGCCTTCACCGCGCAATATTTCGCGGTGGGGCCGGCCTGGTTCTGGGGCTGTTCGCAATCGCAGTCCTCGTCCGACACCCTGAACCTGATCGCCACCGCCGACGGCAACGCCGGCACTCTGACCCAGATCTACACCGGGCAGACCTACGCGACCATCCCGGCGACGATCACTCCCTCGACGACGTATACGACGTTGCAGGGACCGTACTTCGCGTTTTACTAATTTGATTCGTTTCTGAGTGGAACCAAGGGGAGCCGGGCCGAACCTGACTCGGCTCCTGTTTTTCCCGTTTTCCCCGATGCCCCTGAACGAAGCCAGCCGCAAAGCGCCGCGGGAACGCTGGCCGCTCGAATTCGATCTGACCGGAGTCCCGCGCGACACCCGCACCCGCAAAAATCTGCTCGCACAAAAACACCAAGAGGAATCTATGGCACCCGCAGCCCAAAGCGTTCGCACCATTACCGAAAATCACTTCACCGTCGATCAGCCTTCGACCGACGTCTTCATCACCGACATCAACAATCCGCCGAAAAAGGCCTACAACCCGCGCGACCCGCAAAATGAATTTCCGAAACTGGTGTATCACCACGGGAATGGCCGCGTGCTCAAAATCGAAGCCGGGCCGGATGCGAAAAAACAGGAAGCCGCTGCGTTGAAACGCGGATTCAAACTGACGCCTTCGCCGGATCACGATTATTCCAAGATCAACCGGAACTCCGGCATCGCAGCCAAAGCGATCCTCGCGCCGCGGGAAGAGAATATGTCGGCGGAAGAGTTGGCGGCGCTCGATGAAGCGGACGACGCGAAGGCCTAACCCTCGGGAAAATAGTGTACGCCGAACATTCCAGTCGGCCGATAGAGTTCGCCGCGCTCCTTCAGTTCGGCGCAGAGCATTTCGACCGCTAGTGGTGGAACGTGGGGAAAGTGTTCAGGCAGCGGCACTGTGATCGCTCTTCCGCTCTGGTTTGTGATCGCCAGCGAATCGGGATAAGGATTGAAGCGATTGAAGCCAAATAGAACGTCGAGTCGGCATAACATTCGTGCTCGCTCTGGATCCCACGCCTTGATGAACCGCACCGCCTCTCCGGGCTCCAACCGAATAGCGCCCGGCGACATTACAACGATATTTTTCGGGAACGACCAGACACGATTCAGCGGGATCGCCTGCTCTAACGCAACCGCTCCAGCTCCCAAACCGAGCCACTGAAGAAATCGTCGCCGATCCATTCCCGAATTCTAACCCATGTCTCCCATCGGCCCTCCCGTCAATCCCCCAGCCCCGTTGTCGTATACGGTGCTGGACCTGATCGCAGACTCGCTGATCGAGATCGGCGCGGTCCCGCCCGGCGAAACCCCCGGCAATGACGAAGCGCAATGGGCCTTCCGCAAGCTGAACTATCTGATCGACGTGTGGCAGGCGAAGCAGTTCTACGTCTATTCCTACGCCTTCAACGTGTACAGCCTGCCCGCCAACACGAATCCGGTGAGCTTCGGGCCGAGCGCGACGGCAATTTTCTCGACCAACGGCCAGCCGCGCCCGGTGCGCATCGAATCGGCGAATCTGCTGCTGCAAAACGTGGTTTCGCTTTCCGATCCCGGACTGGTCGATCTGCCGATCAACATTCGCGACCGGCAATGGTGGGCGGCGCAGCAGGTCAAAAACATCCAAACCAATGTCCCGACCGATCTCTACTACGATCCGACTTCGCCCGATGGCTCGATTTACTTCTGGCCGGTGTGCAACATCTCGCGGCAGGTGCGCCTCGAAATCTGGCAAATGATCGCGCAGTTCGTCTCGATTCAAGACCCCATCGGCGGACCGGGAGGACCGGGTACGCTGCCTCCGGCTTACCGCGCGGCGCTCATGCTCACGCTGGCCGAGTTGCTATTGCCCGGAGCGCAGCGCGAAGGCTCTCCGGAGCTTGCGAACTCAGCGTTGCAGGCGCGGGCGGCGGTGTTCGGGAACAACGCGAAATCGCCGCGCATCGTGACGCAAGATGCAGGGATGCCAAGAGCAAAACCGAGCGGGCAGAAACAGGATTTCAACTGGGCGTATGGGAATTATCCGGGGGGAAGGCCGCAGTGAAGTTGATTTTTGATACATCAATCGGATGGCCGACACAGACAGGTTTCAGCGTGTTGCCCCATCTCCAGAGTTTTCCGGTTTGATCGTAGAACCATATTTCGTTCGCCGAGTTCAGAACCGCGAAGGCTTCACCGTCTGAAAATGCTCCGACTTCAACTGGTCGCGCGATGACGATCTTTTTCGGAAAGCTCCACACCCGCCCGAGCGGGATCGCCTGCTCCAGCGCGAGGCCAGCGACCCCAGCGGAAAACAGTGAGAGGAAGTTGCGGCGGTTCATAAAATTTGACGGGGCTGACGGCTGCTGACCGCCTCGCGCTGAAGTGCTTCCGCATTTGCGACTCTCAGCAGTCTGGGGATCGCTCCCCTTTGCGGTCGGTGACCAAGCGCTACTACCCCAAAAGCGAATTCTAACCTATGACTGATCTCGTTCCAGTTCCCCCGCTCGAAGTCCCCCCCGGCAAGATGCGCGTCTGGGATCCGGACGCGAAAAAGATCATCTTCGTCGATGAGCCGCCCGGTCCGGACCTGCTGACGCTGACGGTGCGCCTGCACGATCCCAAAGAACATCGCGATCCGAAAAAGGCGGCGGTGTGGCACACCGTGAAAGTTCCGCGGGCCGATCTGAGTTTGAGTGAAGCGGATTTTCTGGCGAAGCACCTGACTGAGGCAGTGCCCGTGATCCTCGGGCCGCACAAAAGCTAACGCATGACCAATCCGATCAGCATCGCCGCGAATCCGAGCGTGATTCCCAAACGCACCCATCCCCCGAACTCGGTGATGTCGTGCCGCGCTGCAATCGCAACCAACGAGCCGATTGCCGTCGAGATCAGAACGAAGATTTTCACCCCGCAATTCTAATCCCATGCCGCAAGCCGCCCCATTCGGTTTTGTTGGTCCCAGCTACACCGCGATCTCGCCGGTGATCGACGACGAGCTGGCGATGAACTGCTACGTCGAAGTGTCGGGAAGCGAAAACGCCGCCACGCCGAAAGCGCTGCTGCAAACGCCCGGCCGCAAGATTTTCGCGCAGCTTCCGGAAGGCGCGGTGCCCGGCGGATTCACCGTGAACGGCCGCACTTTTTTCGCCGCTTCGTTTCTATGGGAACTCGATGCCTCGGGTGCGATGATCAACCGCGGAAGTCTGGGCGCGCCGCCGAGCCTGATCACCAAGATCACCGCCAACGAGACGCAGCTCGTGGTCTCGAACAATGGCAACCTGTTCGTGCTCACGCTCTCGACCAACGTCTTCGTCGCCGTGAACATGGCGCAGTTCAATGGGCCCGTGCTCACCATCGACTTCTGCGACGGCTACATCCTCGCGACCCTGCAGGGCTCGCACACCTTCCAGCAATCGAACTTAGAGGACGCGACCACGTGGAACGGGCTGAACATCGCCACCCTGAGCTATTTCCCCGACAACATCGTCTCCATGATCTCGGATCACCGCCAGATTCAGTTCGCCTCGGCAAAAAAGAGCGTGTGGTACTACAACGGCGGCGCGGGCTTCCCGGTCTTCATTCCAATTCAGGGTGCATTCGCCGAAGTGGGGTCGGGCGCGACCTTCGCCATGGTGCAGGCCGACGAAGTGGTGTTCTGGCTCTCGCAGGACGAGCGCGGCGCCCTGGTCGCCATGTTTGCCAACGGCTACAACGGGCAGCGGGTTTCGACGCACGCGATCGAGCTGGCCTGGCAGCGCTTCGCGGTCTACGACGATGCCGTCGGTTGGACCTATCAGGAAAACGGGCACACCTTCTGGGTGATCGACTTCCCCACCGCGAATCAGAGCTGGGTGTACGACATCACGGCGCAGTTGTGGCACCAGCGCGGCTTCTGGGTCGAGGCCAATGGCACCTACATCATGGATCGCGCCATCTGCCACACCTACAACTTCGGCAAGCATCTCGTCGGCGACTGGGCCTCGGGAAATATTTACGACTTGAGCTCGAAATATCTGACCGACTTCGGCAACACGATCCGCGGCTGGCGGCGAACCCCGACGACGGGCAAAGCCAACAAGTGGATTTACTACGAGCAGATTGAGTTCGTGCTGGGAACCGGACTCGCGCCAGGCGTGCCACTCCTTGATGGCGACGGCAACCCGCGCCCGCCTCAGCTCATGCTGCGCTGGTCGAACGACAGCGGCCAGACCTGGTCGAAAACATATTTCTTGAGCGTGGGGATGCAAGGCCAGTACGGAAAGCGCGTGATCAAACGCATGCTCGGCCGCGCCCGAAAACGAGTGTGGGAGGTCACCTGGTCCGATCCCTATCCGTGGTATTTCACGAATGCGTTTTTTGAGGCGACGGTGCAGAAGAACTGATGATTTTGAATCCCCGCGGATGGCAGAAGCAGTTTTCTTTCCCTTTCCAGCCGCACCAGCATGTGCGTTGTGGCCGATGCGAAAACATGTGGCCCTCAGAGCAGGTGAAGGTTGTAATTCGGCAATTGTCGTCGTGATCGTGAAACTTCCCGTCTTCGTCGTAAAAGGCAACGTAGGCAACGAGAGTCTCGGAAGTGCCGTGGCTGGTGACTTTCGATTTCAATCCCGTTTTTTCACAGACCGGACAAATCATTTGATCGGATCGTAGCATGCCCACCACTCCCTATCTTCCGCCGCCGCCGACGACGCAGAACTCGAACCTGTCTCCGGCGGATCACCAGTGGCTGCTGATCACGCAGAATCTGCAACCGCTCTATGAAGTCGATACCTCTGCGGGCAGCTACGCCGAAGATCCACCCACCGCGGGCATTCAAACCTCGGGGCAGAGCGGGCAATGCAAAGAGATCACCTACGTCAAGACTTCGAACGATGCCAACGTGTACACGCTGAACGGCGTCGAAGGCGGCCCCTACACGCTGACCGCGCAGTTTTCGTTTCTGAAGATCAAGAGCGACGGCACCAACTGGTGGAAGGTCGGATGAGGCGATGACGGATTCTGAAATCAAAGCGATGGAGGCGCAGCACGGGGAGCAGCGTACGATCACGAAGCTGCCCGGCTCGAACTTCATCGTGTTTCGCTCCCGCGATTATGCGGCGATCCGCAAACTGGCGCTGCACCCGCGCATCTTCCCCAGCATCTCCGACGATTACACCAACGACCGCGAGAGCTGGAAGCCCACCGAGAGCGAGTTGCTGATCTATCTGCTGGCGAAAGACGATCAGGGAATTTTCGGCTTCGCCGCCTTCATCCCCCAGACGCACGTGCAATACGGCGCGCACATGGCCTTCCTGCCCCGGAGTTACGGGAATTTGGCTTTGACGGCGTTTAAGGAAATGCTCGCCTGGATGTGGCGCGAAACCAAAGCGCGACGGCTGGTCGGCGAAGTGCCCCGCAACAACCACCTGGGAATACGCTTCGCGCGCCGCGCCGGATTTGAGTTCTACGGGATCAACAAGCGCTCGACGTTGCGCGGCGGCCGCCTGCTCGATCAGGTGTGCCTGGGAATTAGTAAACCCGATCTCTTATCGCGTCAGGATGAATCTGTGGAATCTCGCGCTTAAACCATAAGCCGCCCTGATTGTTGGCCCACGCGAATTCCCAGCCTTCGGCTCCGATTTCGTTGAGCCATTGTTCGGAATAAGCCGAGGGCTGCACGTAGCGGTACTCGAACTTTTTCATCTCGACACCTTAACACCCCGGAATAACCTATGTCATTCGTCGCAGGAATCGCAGGCGGACTTCTCTCGGCCAACGCCGCCGGCAACGCCGCGCAAGCCGAAGAGCAGGGCGCGCAGCAAGCCGAAAATACCATCGGCACCAACCAGACGAACGCGAACACGGCGCAGCAGACCGCGCTCGCCAACGTCACCGCCGCCAATCAGCCCTACCAGACGCTGGGCGCGACCAGCGCCAACGGTCTGAACACGCTGCTTTCAAATGGCTTCCAGGCTCCGACCCTGCAGCAAGCCGAGCAGACGCCCGGCTACCAGTTCCAACTACAGCAAGGCACCCAGGCGCTCGATGAAAACGCGGCCGCGAATGGCACGCTGATGTCGGGCAACACCGGCGTCGCGCTGCAGCAGTACGGGCAGAACCTCGCGCAGAACGCATACCAGCAGACCTATAACAACGCCCTCAACGCCTACCAGGCGAACGCCAGCACCCTGACCGCGGGAACGAATCTCGGCCTCAGCTCGACCGGGCAACTGGGCCAGGCCAATCTCACGACCGCCGGGAACACCGCCAACATCGATCTGACCAGCGGGCAGGAAATCGCGCAGCAGGAGAACAACGCAGCAGCCGCGCGCGCGGGAGGAATTCTCGGCCAGGCCGCGGGCTATTCGAGCGCGATCTCGGGAGCAGCCCAGGGCGCGCAGATGTTTGCAGGAGGACTCTAGGTTATGGGAACGATCCCCGCTCCAAACATTGCAGGCGATGCGATTCAGATCGCCCAGATGCCGCAAAACGCCGCGGCGGAGTATGCGCGCGCCGCCGCGCTGCAGCAGCAGACCGCGGCCTCGAAACAGGAGATGCAGCAGCGCGCGCTCGAAATGCAGGCCCAGCAGCGCCAGTTGAACGACCAGGACGCGCAGACCAAACTCATCACCCAATTCGATCCCAACAAAAACACGATCACAGACATTCCCAAAATGTTCGTGCAGAACGGCGGCTCGGGTGAGGGTGCGCTGAAGATGCAGCAGAGCCTGATCGCGCAGCGGCAAAACTATTTGAAGATGTCCGACGATCAGTTCGCCCAGGAGCAGAAGAAGGCCGACCTGTTCCAGGGCGTGCATGACGCCGTCACCCAGGCTGCACCGCAAGACAAAAACGCCATCTACCAGCAAGGGCTGCACCGCCTCTCGTCTGCGGGGATCGATGTTTCGAAAGAACCGATCGAATATCCCGGCGACGATGTGTTCGCCCAGCACCTGGCCCCGATCCAGTTGCATTCCGCCTTCGTCGAGCAGGCCTCGAAGGATCGCCAGGCGGCCCAGGAGAACGCGAAAGCGCGCCTCGACAACGCGCAGGCCGCGCACCAGGAATTCGTCAACTCGCTCACGCAGAACTCGAAGCCCGGCGACTTCGACAAGCAAGTCGATGCCCTGGTTCCCCCGACCGGAGCGCAAGGCCAGGCCCAGAATCAGTTCGTCAAAGGCCAGGTGAACGCGGCACTCTCGCGCGGCGATCTCGACTCCGCGAAGAAATTCGTGGAGCAGGCCTACCAGAGCCAGCTCGGAGTCAACAAAGACATTGCGGTCGCCACCAACCCGCAGATTCAACAAGGCAAAGTCGACGTCGCCAAGGCGACGGCGCAGGCGCGGCAACAGGCGCAGTTGGGCAACTACGGCGAAGCGGGCGATCCCATGATCGACATGGTGGGACAGAACCGCATCGATCTCTCGACCGCACTGCAGCGCGTTCCCCCAGCGGCGAAAGAGAAATTCCTGAACAATCTGGGCGCAGCTTACCCCGAATACCAGCAGCAGATTTATGCGACGCGCCAGGCCCTGATGAAGAGCGCGACCTCGGGCGACATCGGGAAAAACATCACCGCTTACAACACCGCGATCTCGCACGCGCAGCAACTCTCGCAAGCTGCGGACGCGCTCAACAATGGCGACATGCCGACGCTGAACAAGTTGGGCAATGCGCTCGGCTATCAGTTCGGCTCGGACAAGACGACCAACTTCAACGTCATCAAAAACGCGCTCTCCGGCGAAATCTCGAAAGTGTTCAAAGGCGGCGAGGCGACGGATGCGGAAATCAAAGCGGTGCAGGAACCGTTCTCCGCGGCGAATTCGTCGGCACAGCTCAAGGGCGCAATCGACAACGCGATCCACCTGATGAACTCGAAGCGCGACGCGCTGAAACAGCAAGTCGATCTGGGCATGCAGGGCAAGCCGAACTTCGGCGGCAATAACTCGAATCAGGGCGCGCAGAAGACTCTCAGCCAGGCTGCCATCGCACAGGCGGCGAAAGATCACGGCGTCTCGATTCAGGAAGCGACGCGCCAGGCCAAGGCAGCCGGCTACACGATCCAGTGAGTACCGCGACGATCAGCTGGGAGAAATATCAAACTCTCCCACCAAGCCAACGCCGGCGGCCGCTCACCGATGCCGAATATGCCGCACTCACGAAACAGCAACGCATTGCGGCCGGGCTCGAAGAAGACGACGCAGGCGCGCCGGCAAATTTCAATGGTCCGGTTTTCCCCAACCCAACCCACATTCAACCGCGCGCGGACACAGACGCTCCGATCGATCCCACGCGCTTGCCCGAAGGAGTTTCGTTTCAGCGCGGCAACTGGGCGGGCACGCCGCAGATGGATGTGTCGAATCCCGCGGCCGCGGATATTCAGCCGGAAATGGGCCGCGAAGTCGGGGCGAAGTTCGGAAACAAGATGAGCGCACAGCCGATTGATTTCTCCAAGTACGAGAGCGCAGCGCCGGCCGGCGCTGCGATCGATTTCTCGAAGTACGAACCCGCCGCGGGGACCACGACGACGAAAACCGCCCAGCCCTCGGTGATGCAGGTTCTCACCCAACCCACCGAGAAAACCGACAAAGAATATCTCGGCTACACCGGCTCCGCTGGCGTCGTCGGTGCCACCATTCACGGTCTGAACGATGTGGCGCAAGGCACCAAGGACGCGATCAAAGGCGTTTACGATTCCGTCGCCAAACCGCCGCAAGATGCGAGCGAAAAGGCTGCTTTCGCTCTCGGACCTGAAGCTCTTCCGGTCTATCGAATGTTGCGCGGGCTCGGACACACGGCCGCCGATGCGACCCATGTGGCCGCCGCGATTCACGACATCAACCAGTCGGCCGTTCCGACAGAAACTTACCTGGATGCAGCCGAGAAAACAGCGGCGCAGGGTGCGGGGCAGGCGCTGGTTGCGATTGGATCGGAAGGCGCAGCGCGAGTGCCTGGCGCGATCAGCGATGTTGCCGCCGGCGTGAAGCCTGCTCTGGCGAAAGTTGGAAACGCTGCAACCGCGGTTGGGGAATCGCTCGATCCCGACATCGTAGGGCTGGCTTCGCCGCGGGCAGCTCATGCGCTGCGATTGGCCTCTAAGGTCGGCAAAGTCGCGACGAAACTCGGCGGCGAAGCGGCTACCGAAACCGCGCCCGCAGCCGGCGAACTCGATGCCACTGGCGAGAACAAAGATTTTGCAGGAGAACCACCGCCCAAGCCTGCCAAACCACTCGACGCCACCGGCGAAAACAAACCCTTCGCCGGCGGCATGGATGAGTACACTCCAGCGAAACCGAAAACGCCGCGGTCGATCGTCACCGATCCCGCGACCGGCCGCCCAGAATTCTCCGATGTCGTTGCAGCCAAGCAGCAAACCGCCGCCCCGGTACAGCGAACGGCCGCCCAGCCTGCCCCAGCGGCGCAGCCGGCAGCCGAGCCCGGGCCGGCGGCAACTTCCCCGGGTGAACCAGGCCCGAGCGGCGACGAGCTGCTCGACCGGCTGAAAGGCATCGCCGGGCGGATCGCCAAACAGGAAGGCGCGGCTCCCGGCTCGGCCGAGCCCGACCTCACCCAGCAACTGCAGGACTCCCTCGACTTCGTTCGCGCCCGGAAGGCAGTCGCCGCCGGAAAGGTCCAACCCAGCGCCATCGAAGCCGCCCCAGAGCCCGGCGCCGGCGTGATGACCTCCGCCGCCCCCAAAGATTTGCTCGGCCGCTGGGGCGTCGACGCGGACAGCTTCGCCGAAGGCCGGGCACAAACCCGAGGGATGAAGCCGGATGAGAGCGCGGCGGCCGTCGCCCGGCTCAAGAAGGCCTATCAGAACGGCCAGGCAGTGGAACCCGTCATGGAAACCAGGGACGCCGCGAACAACATCATCGACGTCGACGGCCGCGGCCGCGCGTTGGCAGCACACCAGGCAGGGATTGCACGGATTCCGATCGTGGTGCGGCGCATGCCGCCCGCTGCGCAGGCTACGCCGGCGGCGCCGATGGCAGCGAGTCCGACACCGTGAAGGCAACCGGCTGCGAATAGCGGTCGATCAGTTTGGCGGGCACTCCACAACACACGGCCGGCAGAATTCCTTTCACCACATTGCGATGACGATATTTTCCGCAGCCGCCCTGGCATTTCCAGACCTCGCGCGGCTGCCAGTTCACGAGTTCGTATTCGATGGAGTCGTTCATGCTCACTTGTAATTCTCGCTCACCGCGGCCCCGCTTTCCATGGCACGCCTGGCTGATTACCTGGCTGTTACTGTCGTGCTGGGTACTTTGCTGCCGCGGCCAGGCCCAGACGCCCGTCGTGCTCTCCCCGCTCCCCA